TGAAAGTCGATTGGGATCGACTGGGCGCCGAGCGAGGCAAACTGGTCGGCAATCATGGGGCTTTTCATGGTGCGGATACGCAACCTGGCAAAGTCCTTGGGGCTATGGATGGGGGTATTGGCGGTGAATTGCTTGAAGCCGTTTTCCCAGAAGGTCAGCCCCACCAGGTCAATGGTTGCGAGCTTGGACAGCAGCATCCGGCCGGGTTCTCCATCCAGCATGGTGTAGAGTTCTTCGCGTCCGGAAAAGTAAAACGGCAAATCGGCATACTGCATTGCGGGTATGGCCGAACTGAGTTTGGCTGTCGGTATCAGGATCAGGTCAAGTTTGCCGCTGCGTGCCAGTTCCAGCATCTGCTCGTCGCTGCCGAGTTGTTGGTCAGGGTGCACCGAGATGCTGAGCTTTGCGCCACTGCGCTCCTTGACCAGATCGGCAAAACGCAGCGCCGCTGCATGCAGGGCGCTGTCGGCGGCTATATTGAGTCCCAGGC